TTTTTAAGACACACTAATCGTTTATCTAATGTTGAAAAACCACAAGGCCCAACTGAAACCGCAAACAGTACCGCTGATTTTCCACATTTTGATGATGTAATGAGTCTTGGCCGTGTTCTTCTCTACATTTGTTATCAAACTGATGGCATTATGAATACTGCACCAATTATTGGTTCAATGACAAGTTTGTTTACTGATCAAGAATTGGCAACCTATAACACAACTATTGCACCGTATCCTGGTTTAATTGCAAACAGCATCACTATTGAGACTACAACATTTGGTGAAAGTCCTGTTACGACTTATACATCAAATTTATCAAACAGTCAGATAACAACGATTACAGATACAATAAAAGGTTTAAAAATTCTTTTTGAAACACGAAGAACACACGATGAGAATTTTTGGATAAAAAGCCAAGCCGTAATTGATGAGTTTGAAGGTTTTGATAGTCTGAATAATGGCGGTGAGTTTCAAAATTTTATGGTTAATAATTTTGTTGGTACGGAAAAACTCTTACAAAGTGCCAACACACCAGACAATCCCAAACCATTTGAAGAACAAGTGATTGTTTCGCCAAATGGTTTCGTAACTGTTTACAACAAAAAAACTGGTGAAGTTATTTCGAGTGATGAAGACTTAGAAAACATTGTTTTGAATGCCGAACCAACTGACACTCTAATACAAACCGTGTTTGACCAGGGCACGCCACCAACGGCTAATGATGTAACTCCTGGAGAATCTACTTCACCAATACTTACATTGGATGAATATATTGAAAAATATAATTTAGAAACATTAACTGTTACAGTTGGCGATAGCACACTCAATGTTAATACAGGTGCTATTATTTTCAACACATTTAATGGAGTTTGGTCGGGCACAAGAATTATACAAATTACTAATATTTCTGATAATGTGTACTATTACTCCAATGCAGAGTCGGTTTCTAACTTTTTGAATTCAGAAGTTGATGTGATTGTTGACGATTCTACAAAACGACTGGGTATTAAATCTGTTACAATTGCTAATACTGGCACTGGTTATTCCAATGGCGTTGTCGTAATTACTGGCGGTGGAACAGATAATATTGCAGCCACAATTCGTGCTAATGTTAACTCAATTACTGGCGCTATTACTACAGTTAACATTACTTCTCGTGGCGCTTACACTTCTGCACCAACATTGAATGTTACATCTCTTGGTGGTTCCAATGCAAGTTTAATTGCGGTACTTGATGATCCAACAAATTCCATATCCAATGGAGAATCGTTTAATGTTTCTGTTCAATTTAGAAGTCTCACAACAGGAAATACTGTTGATTATGGATTGATTACGATTAATCCTGGCATTGAGATTCGTGTTAAGGGTTACAGTAATGTATCGACTGCCGGTATATTGTTACCTGGTGATATTTCACAAAATGTTGGCAATTCTACAAATAGGCCAATGATTAATGAATTTAATGGTCCGTATGCAATTGTGGATCCTGCAGCAACCGGCGCAGAAAAATGGACATTTAGAAACCTAAGTGCCAACTCACTCAATATTGTAAGTGTCATTGAAACGACCAATTCTTTGAGTACAAATAGTAACACTCATATGAATGTTCAGTTGTATCAGGCCAGCACACCAAATGTGATAAATGTGAACGATTCGGTGTTGTGGTATGCTAATGTTAAACCTCTGGTTGAATTTCCAAATGTTTCTACCTTCTTGGTAACAACGGAAGACGGACAGCAAAGAACCATTACAATTGGTATTGATCGTGGCCTTGTTGATGATTCAAATCTGTATAATGAAATTGTGAACAGTAATCCTGACATTATTGTAACAAACTCACCATTCGATATTCGTGTATTTGGTGCCAAGCCAAATACCGCTTACACTTACTCTGGACCTAATATTTCTGGAACAGGATTTGTGTTGCCAAATGGTTATTCATTGATTGCGAATACTACAATCACGAATACAGGCTCTTACACTTATACAATTAACTTTGACGGAACCAACCATAGAAGAACATTGACCAAAGTCATCACCTCCTAAACTGGCATAAATAGACGATGGCAACAATCAGAACAAATATAGCTCGTCAATTTAAAGACCTGGATCTAAATTTTACGATTCATCCGCTCAAAAAGGATATCAACAAAAATTTAGACCAGGTTGCTGTGATAAATGCAATTAAAAACTTGGTTTTAACAAGCCATTATGAAAAACCATTTAATCCAGATTATGGATCAAATGTAAGAAAACTTTTGTTTGAAACTGTTGATATTGTTACTGCTTCCGCAATCGAAAGAGAAATACAACAAACTATTCAAAATTATGAGCCGAGAGTGAATTTGATAAGCGTTTCAGTGATTCCAGATGTAGACAATAATGCTTTTAGCGTTCAAATGTATTTTTACATAGTAAATCAAACAAATCCGGTTACAGTAAGCTTTTTACTAGAGAGAACACGATAAATGGCAACAAATCGTTTAACGGTCACCGACCTAGATTTTGATACGATTAAAACGAACCTGAAGAACTATTTAAAGTCTCAGTCGGAATTTACCGACTATGATTTTGAAGCTTCTGGCTTGAATGTTCTTCTGGATGTTCTCGCATATAATACACATTACAATGCTTACTACTTAAATATGGTTGCCAATGAGGCATTCATGGATACTGCTGTTCTTCGTAGCTCTGTGGTGTCTCATGCTAAGAGTTTAGGTTATGTGCCACAATCTACAACTGCACCCCGTGCTATTATTGACTTGACCATTCCAACTGGTTCTAACACGGCAGACTCACTAACTCTTCCAAGAGGCTTTAATTTTAGAACTAATCTTTTAGACAATTCAACTTACAACTATACACTTTTAACCGACACAACTGTAGATAAAGTTGGATCTGATTTTGTTTTTAGAAATTTAAGCATTTATGAGGGTGAATTAATTAGTTACAATTACACTTATAATTCGGCTACAAATCCAAAAGCTATTTTTCCAATTCCTGATGCTAATGTAGACACAACTTCAATTGTTGTTACAGTTCAGGTTTCGACAAGTAATTTGTCATCTGCTACTTATAGTTTAGCTACGGATGTTTTAGATGTAACATCTAGTTCTGAAGTCTATTTCTTACAAGAAGGACAAGATGGCAAGTATGAAATTTATTTTGGAGACGCTTTCGTTGGTAAAAAGTTAACTGATGGAAATATTGTTAACATGAGTTATTTGGTGACTTCGGGATCGGCTTCAAATAAATCAAATAATTTTGTTACAACTTCTTCGGTTTCTCCGTACACCGTATATAACATAACGCCAGTTCAACAATCAGCTGGAGGTGCTGAACGAGAATCTGTTGATAGTGTTAAATTAAATTCCACTTTACAATTTGCCACACAGAACAGATTAGTTACAACAAAAGATTATGAAAGTTACATCAAAAAAACTTATGGCGCTGTTGATTCTGTTTCAGTTTGGGGTGGCCAAGAAGAAATTCCTCCAGTTTATGGTAAAGTTTTTATTTCAATTAAACCAAAAACAAATTATTTTTTAACTGATGCTGAAAAAACACGAATTATAGAAGAGATTGTAAAGCCAAAATCAATTGTTGCTGTTAGTGCGGAAATACGTGATCCAGAATATTTGTATTTAAAATTGGCGAACAAAATTTTGCTTGATCGCAAAAAGACCTCTTTAAGTGACGAACAACTTAAAAATTTAATTCGTTCTGCCGTTTTTTCTTATTCTGATTTAAATTTAAATAAATTTGATTCCACATTTGTTCTTTCTAAAGCACAAGATAGTATAGATGGCGTAGATTTAAATTCGATTGTTGGTTCAGAAACCACATTGAGACTTGAGAAAAGATTTACGCCGGATTTAAACAATAGTAAAACATACAGTATTAAATACAATGCTAAATTGCATCGTGGTACAATTTTAAATCGACTAACTTCTTCAGAATTTACTGTTAATGATTCTTTGGGTACTTTAAGAACTGCTATTATTGAAGAAGTGCCAGAGTCTTATACCGGCCTTTCGAGTATAAATGTTACCGATGCTGGTTTTGGTTACACTTCGGCACCCACAGTTACGATAACGGGTGATGGTAGTGGAGCTACAGCTGTCGCTACAATTGTTAATGGTAGAATAACTGCTGTTACGATTACAAATCGAGGCATAAATTATAGTAGGGCTGTTGTGTCTTTTTCTGGCGGCGATGGTTATGGCGCAACTGCAATTGCTGTATTAGATGGCCGTTTTGGTACTTTAAGAACAGTATATTTCAATGAGTTGTCAGAAAGACAAACAATCAATTCAAATGCCGGCACAATTGACTATGATACTGGCGAAGTAACAATTACTAACTTGAGAGTTTTATCCGTTTTAACATCAGATGGCGACATAAGAGTTGTCATTGAATCTGAAGATGGCATCATATCTTCCGTTCGAAATACAATTTTAACAATTGATCAAACAGATTCAACTGTTGTAACTACTGAAATAACTGCTGTATAAGATGGATAAAAAAACCTCAATTTTAATTAACGGACAACTACCTGAATTTGTCCGTGATGAATATCCACTTTTTGGTACTTTTTTAGAAGCTTACTATGAGTTTTTGGAAAATAAACAAGGCACTAACAAGAATGATTTGACTTTTCAAGCTAAAAAGTTAAAGACTATTACGGATGTTGATCAATCTATCGATGAGTTTGAAGAATATTTTCTCAACACTTACGCCTCATTAGTTCCGGTTGAGGCTCAAGGCAATAAAGACTTATTGATTAAAAACATATTGCCACTTTATCAGGCTAAGGGTTCTGAGAGCTCTTTTAAATTACTATTTCGTTTTTTATTCGCTGAAGAACCGACTATTTTTTATCCAAAAGATAGCATTCTTCGTGCTTCATCTGGCGAATGGAAGATTGATAACTCAATTAAAATCTCAACCGACATTTCTTCTTTTTATACTGCCGATGGTAATACAAAACAATTTGTAACTATTTCTCAACTACCTGCCGCAAATGTAGATGTGTATCTTAATAACACATTGGCAACTACTGGATTTAAAGTTTTAAAAGAATACAATTTAATTGAATTTGATTCAAATTTGGCAGCAAACACCAAATTAGAAATATTTTATGACTCTGTT